CCGGAAGACGAACAGAGCGAAGGCGGCATGACTGCGCCCCGCGAAGTCCCGCACCGGGGCGTGATCCAGGCAGTCGAAGATGAGATTGACGGTATTCAACCGGGCGGCGTCGACGACGACACGCCGATGACGTTCCTGGAGCAACACCTCTGGCTAGACCTCGACGGCGACGGCGTGCGCGAGCCCTACATCGGCTTCGTGAGGCACGATAACAGCGTTTTGTACCGCCTGGTCGCGCGCTTCTACGAGGACATGGTGGAGCGCAATGACGACGGCGAGATTGTCCGCATCGAGCCCGAGCACTACTTCACGAAGTACGAATTCATCCCCGCGCCGGACGGTTCTATCTACGGCATGGGGTTCGGCATGCTACTAGGCGCCACGAACCACGCCATCGATACGATGATCAACATGCTGACCGACGCAGGAGCCATGAGCAACCTCGGCGGCGGCTTCCTGGCGCTCGGCGTGCGCGTGCGCGGCGGCGAATACGCTTTCCGCCCGCAAGAGTGGAAGCGCACCGATTCAACCGCAGCGGATCTGAAAAACGGAATTTACCCGCTACCTATTCGCGAGCCTTCGAGCGTTCTGTTTCAACTGCTGAACCTGCTTATCGACTGGGGATCGCGCATCGGCATGGCTACCGACGCGGCCACCGGGCAGAACCCCGGCCAGAACCAAAAGGTAGGCACGACACAGGCTGTAATCGACCAGGGCGAGAAAGTCTTCAACGGGATCTACAAGCGCACGTACCGGGCGATGAAGAAAGAGTTTAGGCTGGTGTACCGCCTGAACTACCTCGCCAAGCCCGTAACTGGCAAGTTTGAGTACGCCGACGAGTCAGGCCAAGGCGGCTTTGCGCTCTGGACCGACTATTTCGCGTCAAATAAAGCCGTGGTCCCGGCGGCGGATCCGAGCATCGCATCGCGCGAGAAGCTCTTGCAGCGGGACATGCAAGTGCGCCAGATGGCGGGCTCGCTCCCCGGCTATAACCGGTACGAAGTCGAGCGCCGCGTGCTTGACGCGATGGAAGTGCCAAACATCGACCAGATTTTCCCGAAACCGGGTTCCCCAGGCGCCGCGCAACCGCAACCGCCGGTGCAAGTGCAGGTCGCAACGATCAAAGCGCAGATCGAGCAAGCCAAGTTGCAGTCCGGCGACCGCCGGCATCAGCTTGAGACGATGGAGGAGGTACGCCTGAATTCGGCGCGCATTCTCCAGCTCGAAGCGCAAGCGCTGAAGTTAAAAGCAGAGGCAGGCGCGGCGGCGAACGACCCTATCCTCCAGATGATGGATAAGGAACTGGCAGCGGCGCAGCATTACCAGCAGCAGTTGAACGACACAGTAGACAATTACGTGAAACTTTTCGAATCACAACAGCAAGGAGCGCAAGGTGGACAGCCTGGATCTACTCAGCAGGGACCAGTGGGAGGCGTGGCAGCGCCAGGAGGAAACCCAGCAGTTCAAGGAGTTTCTGAAGGTGCAGGTGGCGGAAGCCAAGGCGGCATGGGCTAGCGGTCAGTTCACGAACCATCAGGACATGACGCAAATCGCGGTGGCGAATCTCGCCGCCGTCGAAAACGTACAGTTTGCCGAACGCATAATCAACCTCGAATACGAGGATTACCTTACCGCAATGAAAGGTTAGCCAAATGCAAAATACCTCAGGCTTTATCCCCCTTGGGCACAGGCTTCTCGTGCTGCCTGATCCGATCGAAACGAAGACAAAAAGTGGCCTGGTGCTCGTGACTGAGACAACCGGTCGTGAAGAGATGGCTCAAGTCAAGGGCACCCTGGTCGCGATCGGTGACGGCTGTTGGAAAGATACGCCGACGCCGAATTGGGCTGTACCGGGCGACCGGATCGTGTTCGGCAAGTACTCAGGGCTCCTTTGGGCCGGCGCAGACGGCGAGAAGTACCGCATCCTGAACGATCTGGATGTCGTAGGAATGGAGGTTTCGAATGTCTGAAACGCAAAATGATTCAGAATTGCTTGACGACGACGAAATTCCGGAATACCGTCCTGATAACGCCGATACCCCAAGTGGTGACGGCGATGTTGAGGAACAAGCGCGCGCACTGGGCTGGGAGCCGAAAGACAAGTTTAAAGGGCACCCAGGCAAGTGGACTGACGCAGACGAGTTCCTTGAAACGCACAGTAAGAACAACGGCGCGCTGCGCAAAGCACTCGCCGAGCAAGCGAAAGATCTCGAAACTCTGAAGAAGCAGATGGTCGGTATGGACTCTGCGCACAAGAAGATTTTCGAGATGCAAATCAAAAAGCAGAAGCAGGAATTTGACGATCAGATCACGTTCCTGAAAGCGCAAAAGCGAGAAGCGTTGCGCTCCGGCGAGCACGAAACAGCGGCAGACCTCGATGAGCAACTCGATGCGATCCGCGAACGCGGCCCGGAGTTACCCGATCTTCCCGACAACACCCCCAAAGGTATCGCCCCGAAAGACTGGCGCACAAACTCGGACATGGTTGAATGGTCCGCGCGCAATTCCTGGTTTGACAAGGACGAGGACATGACGATTTACGCTGGCGGATTGGGGCAGACGATCCGGCAGAAAAATCCGAGCATGCCGTTCCCGGAATTGCTTGAACAAGTGAGCGCGAAGGTACGCCAGGCGTTTCCGCATAAGTTCTCTGCGACGCGGCGTAGCCCAGTCGAGAGCACAACGCCAGGCGCGAACAGCGCGGCGGCTTCCGGCAAGTCCTACGGCTCATTGCCGAAAGACGCAAAGGCAGCGTGCGACGAAGCGGTATCGGACGGCGGGTTGACCCAAAAGCAATGGGTCGACCTTTATTACGGGTATGACGATCGGAGAAGGAAATGAGCAATCGCGAACGACTTAATGCTTTGGCTGGCGAGACATTGAAGGGTGAACCGGAAACCGGCGGCAGTGTGCGCGGCCAGAATGACCGGGACATCAAGCGAACCACGGTTCGTGAACGCGGCGTCTTTAACGGCACGAACAAGAAGCTGTCGGTAGTTACGAAAATTCCGGGCTACCAATTGCGCTGGTTCAATGACGCACCGGGCCGGATTGATACGGCGGTGGCGCGTAGCTGGTGGGAGTTCGTCACGCAAGACGAAATCGCGCAGTCGGACGGAAACAAGGTAGTCGGTCAGAATTCGGATGTAGGCAACAAGGTGCGCGCGATCGTCGGCACGACTGACATGAACGAACCCCTGTACGCCTACCTGATGAAGATCAAGAAGGAATGGTTCGACGAGGACCAGGAAGACGCAGCACAGAAAATCCGTGACTCCGAGAAAGAGATGATCAAGAACGGAGGCATGAATACCGATCGGATCGGTGAGAAGTACCTGCCAGATCAGCGCAAATCGTCGCTGGTGATCAGGCAGGGTGAGTTCACGCGAAACGTGAATTAACTTGGAGAATAGAGCATGGCAAACGTGATCGCGCCGCATGGCTTCACACCGATCCGTGGTAACGGTATGTACACGGGTCAGGACAACATTTATTTCATCCCGGCAACGGACGGCAACCAGTACAACATCGGTGATGCGGTGAAGTCGGCGGTCGGTACGGAGCCGAACGGTATCCCCTCGGTGACGAAGTCCACTGGTGCGGCATCCGAGTTTCAGCGCGGCGTGATCGTGGGCGTTATGCCCGTTCAGGCAGTCGGTACGCCTTCGCTTGTCGGCGTTCCGCTCCAGTTGGAAATTATCAACATTCCAGCGGCCAAGACGCGTGGTTATTACGTCATGGTGAACGACAACCCGAACACGCTCTACCAGATCCAGGACGACGGCCTCAACGTCTTGACCGCAGCGGCGAACAGCAAGAATGCTTCGTTCACGCCGGCGAACAACCCCAACGCGCAAATCCAGATCTCGGCAACGGTCTTGACCACGGCATCGGTCGCGGTGACCGCCACTCTGCCGCTGAAGATTCGCGGGTTGTACCAACAAGTCGCCCCCGGATCGGGTAATCAGTTTGGCGCAAACGCGATTTGGGTTGTGCAGTTCAACCTGCACGAATTGTCCTCGTCCGGCGTCGCTGGCGTTTAATAGCACAGGCTATCAGGGAGAAAGAATATGGCAGGCGGCGTAATCACAACCGGTTCCGAACCGAAACTGCTGTGGCCTGGGTTGTTTGCAACCTTCGGCCGCGGCTATAACGAAACGGCTCAGGAATGGAAGCCCCTCGTGGACGTGTTCTCGTCCAAGAAGGCGTATGAAGAAATCGTGCAGATCGTGGGCTTTGCGCCCGCGCCGACGAAGCCGGAAGGCACGCCGACGCAATACGATTCGGAATGGCAGGGTTTCACCACCCGCTTCATCCACATCGCCTACGGTCTCGGCTATATCGTGACGCAGGAAGAAATCGATGACAACCTGTACCCCCAGGTCGCCGCAGAACGTGCTGAAGCCCTTGGCTTCTCGTTCCGCCAGACCAAGGAAACGATTGTCGCGAACTTCTACAACAACATGAACGTGAACACCGGCTCGGACGGCGTGACGTTCATCAGCGCGGCGCACCCCCTCCAGGGCGGCGGCACGGGCTCGAACACGTTGTCAGTTCCCGCCGACTTGTCGGAAGCCTCGATCGAAGATCTCGTGATTCAGATGATGTACACGACGGACGATCGCGGTAATCGAATCGCGCTCATGCCCCGGTCGTTGATCATTCAGCACACCGAGATGTTCAACGCGCAGCGGATTCTGAAGTCGACGTTCCAATCGGGAACCGCGAATAACGACATTAATGCCTTGAAGTACCTTAACATGTTCCCGGAGGGCATAAAAATAAATCGCTATTTAACCGCTCCGCACACGTTTTTTATTCGAACAAACATCATGGCGAAGCAAGGACCCATCCTATTTCAGCGAAACCCAATTCGCTACAGCGATGACGGGGACTTCGATTCTGGGAACGTGAAGTACAAAGCCTACGAGCGGTATTCGGTAGGAATGGCCGATTGGCGCGGAATTTTCGCAAGTGTAGGCCCGTAGTAAGGTAATTGTAACAATAAGGTACTTGCCAGTACTAGATGTTGTTGGTATGATTGGGTCTCTTAAACGGAGATCCAATCATGACCATCTGCAAAATCGAAGGCTGCAAAATCGAAGGCTGCAACAGAGAAGTGAAAGTAAAAGGCATGTGCAAACCGCACTACGTCGCCGCATGGAAGAAAGAGAACGTTTCAATCGAGAAGCGCGAAGGAAACGACCTTTACAATGTATGGTGTTCCAAGGCGAAGAACAGAAGTATCGAATGGGGATCGTTCGAGCGTTTCAAGCAGGATGTAGGCGCCGCACCGGGTGAATCGTATCGTCTGACCCGGTTGGACAAGAAACTCCCTTGGGGGGCGGACAACGTCGAGTGGGCTAAGGTTTGGGTTCCGGTCAGAGAAGACGAGAGCCCGCAAGAGTACAGTAAGCGCGCGATTCAAGCGCACAAAAGACGCGAGAAGTACGGTGTGGATTCCGAGATGTACGACCGGATGTACAAGAGTCAGAACGGCCTGTGCAAGCTATGCCAGAGCCCCGAGAGATCCAAGATCAGCGGCACGCAACTCGCTTTGGCGGTAGATCACGACCATAAGACGGGTAGAGTCCGAGGATTGCTCTGCACAATGTGTAACATGGCTTTGGGATCTTTCCGCGATGACGTAGACGTCATCAAAAGCGCGATACAATACTTGGAGCATCATAATGGTACCCAAACGGAAAATGACAGTCGACCACAAGCCCAAGAAGAAAATGAAGGGTGTTGAGGGCGGCATCAGCATGAGCGGCCCTGAGAAGTTGCTGGCCGCTTCCAAGCCGGCGCGCGGCGCGGCGAAGAAGACGGGCAGCACGCGCATCAAGCACAAAAAGGTCATGTACTGATGGCAAACAAGAAAAACGCTCCTGATGTGCTGCGCGATGGCGCGCGCATCGTCGGCGGTCCCGATGCTCGGAAGGTGATTGAGAACCCGCCGAATATGATCGCCAAAGACCAGCCGAGCATTCCCGGTCACGACGCGGGAACCCACTCATGTCTGAGCGGCCCCGGCAAGAAACGATTTCCGCTGAAGTCCAAGAGCGGTTGGTAAATATCTGGAGTTAAAGAATGGCAACTAATTCGCAGCCGCCTGTACGCAACCCCAGCGGTCAGACGACCGATACCCCGACCGGCCCTTACGC